TATGGCTGGCCGAGGCCGGGCGTAGGCTGAGATAGAATCAACTTAACCTAATAGCACCATGGGAAAGAAAAAAAGCGCACCTGCACCACAGATAACTTACACTCCGCCTCCTCCGCCTCCTACAATTGTTCAGACTCCTACTCAGGCCGTCCGAACTGAGTCTGCGCTAAGTGAAGTTGCCCAGGCACAGCAACGCCTGAACATGGAACTTGGTGCCCAGCTTGACCGCACCAACGAAGAGTTCTTTGCTGGTCAGGACATCCGCCGCACCCAGGCTGTTGGTGCAGAAACTAGACTTGGTCAACGGGTTGCTGGCGAAGAAGAGCGTGCAGGAATACGAGTCACTGGGCAAGAATCGCGGCTTGGTCAACGGGTTGCTGGGCAAGAATCGCGGCGTGGTCAACGGGTTGCTGGGCAAGAAGAGCGTGCTGGTATCCGCACCACTGGGAAAGAGCAGAGAGAAACAATTGGTAAAACTGGTACGGAAACCAGGACGACGGACTTGCAACAAGAGATGTTTAGGCGCTATAAAGAAAACAGAGATTACGAACAAGCCCAACAGCAGTACCGAGCATGAAAGACTGGATTCAAGGCCTTACCAACAAAGACCGCGAATCTTTTCTTGCATTCTGTAAACGCTCTGCTTCTCCAATCCAGATGTATCTTTATGCCCGGTTTTTGGGCTTTAAAGGTAGCATAACGGATTGCGATGAATGGTCGCAAAAAGAATACAAGAAAAAGAATTTTAACCGGATCTTGGAAAGCGAGATCGAATTCATGCAAGAGGACATTGCCAAGCTGCGTGAAGCTATTGATATGGGCATAGTAAAACAAGACATGGGTTCCGCCAGGATTGCCATGCTTCAGAAAGAACTTCGCGGTGCTATCAAACAGCTTGCTGATGACAAGATCCTCATGGATAAGCAGGGCCTTGTCCTTGCTGGCGCGGACCGAGCGCTACGTGAGATGCTCTCCATCTTCCGGGACGACCCCATCGAAGGCCCCCTGGAGGAAGCTTCTATGGGAGTCTGGACCAAGCTGTTGGCAGAAGAATCTTAACCGAACAGAAAAGTCAGTTTAAACCTGCTATCTTTAGGGCATAGCTGGCTTAGTAATGACGGGAACATCACTCCATTCGGTTCATCGACGTACAGCGCGTGCAGCAGCTCAACAACGTGTTGTCAAGTCGACTACAGGGATTGATATAGATAGGGCCCAAACAGATTTTGCCTACTTCTGTGAAGCGGTTGGAGACAAGCCTCCAGCTCCTCACCATTTAGAGTGGCACAAATACTTAGGAACCAAGCAAGATAGTGAGTGCTTGGTTGGAATTGCAGGACCAAATATAGATATTCTTGCTCCCAGAGGTTCAGCAAAATCGACTGTCCTGGGCCTATTTACAGCGTGGGCAATTGGTGTACACGCTTTACAAAAAAAACCTCTTAAAATCCTTTACATTTCTTATACCGTAGACGTAGCAAGACCTAAAAGCGCCTCTATTAAAAGGATTATTGATGAAAGCAAGGCATATAGAGAGGTCTTTCCAATGGTCAAGATTGCTAAAGGTATCAATTCTAATGAATATTGGAGCATTGATTGGAAGTTTGCAGGGATTAAATCTACAGGTGAAGAAGAGTTTACTGTGTGTTGTGCAGGCCTAAAGGGTGCTGTTACTTCTAAACGCTCTCAGTTATGCGTATTGGACGACGTGGTAAAAAGTTCTGAGGACATTAAAAACAGAGAGGTCCGTCTGGCCATGGAAGATAACTGGAACTCAGTTATTGTTCCGACCATGTTCGAAGGAGGTAGAGCTATATGTTTGGGAACGCGTTTTCGTCATGACGATGTACACTCAACAACATTTATCCCAGCTAATAACTGGGTTCAGGTTGTCCAGTCTGCAATCTCTATTGATGAACACGGAGATGAACATTCGTACTGGCCTGACATGTGGTCGCTTGAGTATCTGCAAGAACGTCGCAGGCAAGCTCCTATCGCGTTTAGTTTTCAATACCAAAACCAAATTGTCCAGACCAGTGAGTTGTCACTGACTCCAGACCTGATTATCAAAGGAGAAATTGCAACTCAATTCGATTGCATCGGTGTTGGCGTAGACCTATCTGCTGGCATCAGGGAACGCAACGACTACACCGTGTTTGTCATGGGTGGACGGGTCGGTAACAAGATTCACATCATTGATTTCAAGAGAATACGCATCATGGGCAATCTTGAAAAACTGGAAGCTTTGATGGAGATGATGGAAGAGTGGGGTATTGTCCATAAAAACAATGGCCAGTATTTTCCCACTGGTAACCAAGTTGAAGTTTGGTCAGAGGCTGTTGCATACCAGGCGTCTCTGGAAGCAGACTTTAAACGCATCTGTCTTGGAGATCATGGACTTTACAATATAAACTGGCATCCAGTCAAAGGTTTCCGTGGAGACAAGGTTGCCAGGTTCCGAGGAATTATGGGTTTATTCGAGCAACACAACATAATCTTCAACAAATACAGGAAGTTCACTGCGTTGACCGAGGAGATTCTTAACTTTGGAGTTAGCTCCCACGACGACGCTGTTGACGCTCTTATTTGGCTTTGCACTGGTTTAATGACCAGAGGAGCATTGCAGTTAGAGTATTGAAGATTTAAACTAAAGAAATCACATAACAATGTCTACCAGCTATTACGACGTAGAGCTTGAGCAGGATGCTTACGGATCCGCAGTCATTCCTCTCCCCGATGAGCTGTGCCACGACATGGCTCTTCAACCAAACGAACGGTTTGAGTTGGAAGTGGAAGACGACATCATTACGCTAAAACGAGTAGGAGCTGGCTACGATATTAATTAACTGCCCTGGGCAAACTAAATGAGCGACAGCACCAAAACCATAATTGACGATATCCTTAAATCGGTTGTAAACCGAGACGGGAGTGGCGTAGCTGACACCATGCTGGTGAATGCTCACTTGTCACAGCTCAGGATGTTTGGGATAAGACAGGGTGTTGAGTTTTACCCAAATCAAGATAATTTTGGTACGCAGCGGTTTGACTTTGTTCAGCAAGTCCTCAAGTTTAACAAGCTCGACGCCAGGCTAGACTCGATCTGGGATCGCTTCCTGTGCTACGGCAAAGGTCTTTTCTATATTCGACCAACTAAAAAAACCTATCGTCTCTACTGGTTTGATAAAGATGCCTATAGAACGTACTACTCTCCAGACGGTGACCTAGAAGAAGTCATCATCATCTATGCGTACAAGGTTCGTGCATCCCGTGGATTCCAGGGAGTTGGGCTGAATACGGATAAGCGGTACATGCGTCTGCGGATCACAGCTTCTGAGATTGAAGAGTTCCACAGCGAGCAGGAGATTACGTTTGATATGCCGGCAATGGAGTTCGGCATCATGGACAAGAAGACTGTTGTCAACACCATGGAATTTATTCCGTGCGTTGAAGTCTTCAACAACCCAGACGCTTTCGGAACAGAGGGAGCCGGTGAGTTTGATTGGGTGGCCAATCAGATTGTGGCTCACGACGAGATGGTCAAGAACATCCGAGCCAACCTTTCTTTCTTTGGTAACCCGACACTCCTATCTTCCAGGCCCAAACAGGACATCATTGAAAGCAATGATTCTGATGTTGCTCAGCGCCCCAGCATCTCCAGTCAGTCCGGCTTCCAATCTGACTTCTTTCTATCCAGCTCCACGTACAAACAGGACAACGTTACCCGTAACTCTCCTGGCTACATCGGTAAGCCTGGCTCAGGCATGCGGGTTCCTAGGGTCATTGCCAACCTGGAGCCAACCGATCGTGTCGGCTTCATTACGCCCAACGCTGTTAGCACCGACCAGGCTCGATACGCTGAACAGCTTCGCAGTGAGATTCGGCTTGCCCTGGGAGGGATCGATGACCTTAGTATTACAAACGTCACAGCCACTGAAATTAAATCAGCTTATGGCCGTGTAAGTGCAACTGCAAAGAAAAAGTGTTTGCAACTTTATACCTATGGAATTTGTAAATGCTTTGAGCTAATGATCTTTCAGGAAGAACAGATCTTCCGTAAATCTCTAGCATACGCATCAGGCATTAAGTATCCCACCCCTCCGGAGGATACAGACGACGAAGCCGCGATGGTTAAATATGAAAAGCAAAAAACAGCTTACGAGAAGAAATTACAAAAAGCAATTGATACTGCTTTGGAGACAAAGGAGATCCCTGATGGTGTCCTTGGTTTAGCCCCAGACGGTGATCGCCAGGTTAATTGGAGGTGGATGGGTCCCGTATATGAAGACACAGCACAAGATAAACTTAACCAATCTATCTTCACAAGAAACCTACAAGAGTTAGGTGTTGATAGCATTGAAGCACTGAAGTATTTATTCCCTTCTAAAACGGATGACGAAATCGCGGGAATGCTCTCCGGTTTCCCATTCCGAATGGTAGGGGAAGTACAGAGGGCTTACTCTGCATTCATTGATCTAATCAATCTTGAAATGCGGACACCGCACCCGCAGCAACCAAATCTTCCAATGGCTGCGGACCCGAGACTTGATCTCACCCCCTTCCTTTACCGAACTCTCGAAAGCCTACAAAAAGAGGTAACCTATGCAGGCAGATACCGCAGTGCAGATCCAATCGGCACCCCAAGCATCCCCGACCCAGCCGATCAGCTACGCGGCCCAAGTAGCCCAGACGGCAGCGCAGGCTCCGGCGGTCTCGACCAATTCTCAATGGGTGGCGCCTTACCAACAAGTGGCGGTCCCAGCCCCTCAAACCCAGGCCCAGATGGGGGTGAGCAGCTACCAATCCAACCCTACACAGTACTACCCCCAAGCGCCCCAGGCGCCTCAACCTCAGGAGAATCCGTACAAGGAAGCGTTCAATCGGGTGGTGGGGCTCCTGAGTTCGCCCGTCCAATTCCCATTCCAGGGTCAACAATCAGACGCGAACCAAACAGTCGCACCGGTCAACTACGCTTCCCCACTGGCTCCCCAATACAGCAACGCGGGGATGCCGACCTCTTTGCCTGGGATCAACAGCAACCCGGCCTACTCCAGCGGCTATTCCCAAACTTCTCAGGAACTGACAAGGGAGCAGCTCCAAGCAAACGGCGTAAGTGAGGCCAGTCTGCAGGTCATCGACCACTTCGGTGCCGATGTTCCCGCTATCCTCAACAACTACGCCTGTCAACTGGAAGATTCGCTGATCACCACGAATCAACAGTTGATGGAGGCTGTCGGTCTTCTGCAGGAACTCTCCGGTGAGCACAAGTCTTACGAGACCATCCTGACCGATCCGGATGTGCTGGCCGATTACACCTGTGAATTCTTCGGTGAGAACGGTCCCTACCCTGTGGCTGATGAGGCTCCTGCCCAGCCCCAGATGATCCGTACCGCTGGTCAACAGTACCAGGCTCCTACCGCTCCCCAGCGCCCCGAGATGCCTGTTCCTCCCCAACCTCAAGTTGCCGGTAACCCCGCTGACTTCTGGAACAGCTTTGGCTCCCTGGCCGACCGCGATCCCGCTAACGCCTGGCGCTATTTGAATCAGGCTGCCGCCAACCCCGAAGTCTTCCGCCAGAAGCTCCTGGTAATGGAATGATATCAGGATTACGAATAAACACCATTTATCCGTAAAACAACTAAATGTAAAATAGGGGGTAGCACATAGCTCCCCTTATTTATTTTATATAGACAATGACATCAAAAAAGTCTAGTACCAGGGATAAGGCAAGTAGCTTCCTGTCAGGCTTTGGTACGTCAGGCGGTCCGATTGGCTCCCCTGCTTTAATCGGTTTTGGTGCTACAGATGTCGCTCAACAAGTCGGGTACGGCAATAGCGATCAATATCTAGCAATCCGCATGGCTGGTGGCGCACCAATCGTCGGTCAAGCCAATGCACCGCAGCCCCGTATGCCACAGGATCTTGACGCTGCCTACTTGAAACTCAATCTTCCCGGTTCGCCTCTACCCCGTAATGGACTGCTGATGCCTCAGTTCTTACGGTCTGCTGAGATGATACAAAACCAAATCTCAATGAATGAGCAATATAATTTAATGAAGGGAATGCCACTTACTGGACAGCTTCCAATGTCCATTCAACCGCCCACTTCTCGCAAAAAGTAATCTCAATGGACAAAGCAAAAGCTAAGAGCGCAGTTAAGAAATCTAAGAGCCGCAAGAAGAGTGCTCCAAAGGAAGCTGCCCAGATGCAGATGCCCCCTGGCGTGACCACTGGCATCAACCCTGAAGTAGGTGCTATGAATGTATCCCTGCAGCCTGCGGACGGCTACGTTAACCCCTACCGCGCCCTGGGTACGATGATTCCTAGTCCCTACACCCCTGGCAATATGCTGCCCGGTTACAATGCTCCTCAGATGACTGGCGGCTAACTTATTAATTAGGATTGATAAACTGTTGCTATAATTTTTTTAATGGGACGAAAGTTCCAGGCCAGTAATGGCACGAACCTTGAAAACTGAATAAATTTTCTACTTCTCGGTCCATTACTACCATGGATCTTTCAGATCCTGGTATCAGCTAAAAATTACGCTGTAATACCAACATGTTTATTGACAACGACTTTCCTAAACTGCTAGGTGCGGAGCTATATCGCCCCCACCCGGCCTACATCGTTGAGATGGCTGCGGAACCCGTGGTTGTCCACGATTTTACTAAGCAACCTGGTCAAACCGTTCAGCTCGACCGTTATCGTTTCTGGGGAGCCCCTGGCACGAAAACCCAGCGTGAACGGACTCAAGATCAAACGATCGGTACTGCTAACAGCCGTTCGATCGTGAAGGATAAGGTTCTTGTTTCTCTTCGCGAGTATACAGGTCCTGCTGATCCTAATAATGCTAACCTCCCGAGTACTTTCAAAATTGCTCGCGAGACTCTGATGACTGCTCAGCGTTTGCTGCTGGATAGTGGGAACCTTAACATGTTCCACCAATCCATTGGTTCGCTGACCCTCTTGGATGACTATCGCCGCTGGCGTGATCGCGTCTTCCTGGATGAATTCTCTAAATCTGAAGCTCGCGGTGCGTCTTCTGACACCCAGGGTGGTTACTACTACCCGAACGGTAAAGTTAAGACCAACGCAACTACACTGACTGCTTATTCTGCTACCGAATATGCTTCAGAGCGTTATAAGTTTAACGTGAAAACTGACTTGCTTGAAGTTGTCAAACAGCTTCGTAAACGCAACACACCAGTTTTTGCTGACGGCTACTACCGTTGCATCGCTGATCCCTCTTTTATGAAGGATCTGCGTGCTGACCAAGGCTTCCGCGAAGTCGCTCGCTATCCTGGCATGGGCCAGCCGAATCCCCTCATGGGTATGATGGCTCCCAACGCTGCTATCTATGGCGGCGGTCAGTTTGGCCAAGCACAATTTGTTGCGGGTGAACCCGTAATGCCCTCTGGCTTTGTTTTTGAAGGAGTCCGCTTCTTCGAATCAACCAACTTCGCAGAAAAAACCATTACTGTCAACATTGCAGACGGTGGTGGTGAAATCTCTCACTCCACTCCTCCTGCCCTTTTCTTTGGTCCTCAGGCAGTGGGCGTCGGTATTGGTGGTCCTAATGCTCAAGTTCTTATCAACAACAACGACGACTTCAGTCGCTTTATCATTCTGATTTGGCAACTGTACGCCGGTTTTGCGAACCTGAACAAGGACTTCATTACCGCTGCATTCACTATCGTTTGAGGAAGGAGGTAACTACCAATGGCTGCTTACAAAGAAGAAGCCGGTGCTGTTCTGCAGCCCGGTAATCAGATTAATCGCCTTTCTTCGTACAACACCGAAGGTGTTTACGGTTGGCCTGGTGTTGAAGCCTATGAACTGATTGGTTACGCCAAGATTAATAATCTTGCCGCTACCAAAGCTTCATTCAAGAGCTTCGACATCATTGTTCCGTCTCCTGATCGTCGTCCTGATGACCGGGTGCGCGACAACCGCACTGCTCTGACTGTGCGGGCTAGCGCTGGACGCCCTGCCTACGTGTATGGCGCTTCCCTTGCCCTGGCACAAGACCTGCCCTCTGGTGGCCTGGCTGGCTTCCCCGCCTCGCCTGTCACCGCTAACTTGGGCGGCACGGATACCGAGCTTCTGCTCCTGGGTCCGAACAACGCTGGTGTACCTCTCGGTGTGCCCGCTACCCAACTCAACGGCCTTGCTGCCGCTACGTCAACTCTGACCATCGGTGCTACGGGCATTGCCCAAGGCACCAGCGACACCACGAACGGCGACCTGCCGTTCTGGTCCGTTGTAGCTAGCCCGATTGTTGTCGGTAACGCTGCCAACTCGATGATGTATCGGGTTACGGCTGACACCACCTTTAAGGTGTTCAACGTCAATGCCATCACTGACACCACTGTCACCGGTGACGGCGTGTTCATTAGCCAAGCTGCATCTGACGCTGGTCAGGCGGCTTACCTCGTGTGCCGCGTGAACTACCTGCGTCCGGCTGCTGCTGCATCCTGGAATGACATCCAAGGTTTCGTCGATTTTGCTTCGCAACTCGGCGGCACTGATAGCTGATCATTCTGAACTGAATAACGGCGGGTCTAACGGCCCGCCTTTTTTATTGCCTACAAAGGTTGATGTTGTTAAGCTAGGCAGAGACTGAGAATTATTTATGCTCTATCGCTACCGATTGACTGGCGGCCTCGTTGAAGTTGTTTCCAAGCACGGAGAAGGCATCGTCATGTGCCTGGACTCACAGGATGAGGTCCTATACGTGGAGGAAACCAGCCTGGTTCCGCACCTGGAAGCAACCACTGAAAAAATTAAAAACGAAGAAAAGCTTACGGCTGAGCTTAAATCAGAAGGCGTAAAAGACGCCAAGCTGACAACAAAGGATACGTTCCCCTCTGATCCTGGCATTAACGTCAACAATGCCAGCGCCAGGCAAATCGCAGAGCGCCTCCCTGGTGTCGGCCTGAAAACAGCCCGCGACATTAAAGATTTGCAAAGCTCCTTGCCTGGTGAACGCTTCCATCGTTTAGATCAACTGACGTCAATTAAGCGTGTCGACTGGGAAGAAATCTTCAAAGATAACCTGGTCCGGGTCGACTAACAATTTGCGCGTGCTAATGTGTTATTTGGCGCAGAGTATGTTGCGCCTATAACGCATTCTCACAAGTAATGCAACTCGACACTTTTTTACAATCTAAAGTTCGCTGGCACCTCGGGTATAACACTACATCAATACCTGCTGGCGACCTTGCTCGATTGGAAGAAGCCGTCAACAACATCCCAGATTCGTTCTGGTACTCCAAGATTGTCGAACAAATCAGTCGGTGCGACGAAGCAGAAAAGCGCACCGATATGACTGGCAGCGTTAATAATAATTCAGTTCCTCGTAGTCGTTTAGAAAGCATCGCAGGCGATGTTGACCGAACGATTGCAACTTCAGACTTCAGAGAAACGCTGAAAACCTGGACGGCAATCTACTTGTACGAGACGGATCGATTAGCCCTACATCTTTATGTTCCTAACTACAGGAATCCAGAACAAGCAAGGTATCGATTCAATAGGGAAGGCGCTGAATTCATTCAAGCTCTCCCTGGCCCCGCTGACGTTGCTGTTGGCACTCGACTTATGCTCGCAAACAGCTTCCGCTAGCAACAGAACTTCAAGCGCAATCATGTCATCCCTAAACGCTCAACAGATTGCTTCTCTGCTCCAGCAGCAGGGAGTCTCCAAAGATAAGATTCCGACCATGACGGCAATTGCCATGGCAGAATCTGGCGGTCGCCCCCAAGCTTTCAATCCTGTTGGCTTGGACAAATCGTATGGTTTGTTCCAGGTGAATATGCATGGCGCCCTTGGTCCTGCCAGGATGAGAGAGTTCGGACTCAAAAGCGAGAAAGAACTGTTTGACCCGCAGACCAACGTAAAAGCTGCCAAGCGTATTCTTGGTAGCCAGGGTCTTGGCGCCTGGTCCGTTTACAAGAGCGGCAAGTACAAAGAATTTCTACCCCAGGCCCAGCAAGCCCTTAAGGGACTTCCCAGCCAACCTGGTCAACCTGGACAAGCGCCTAAACCGCAACAACCACAGCAAACAGCAACAGCTCAGACTCCTGGTGGGATCACATACAACCTTATCTACGTTGACGAATCTGATCAACCGATGCAACGAGATCCAATGGATTTCCTGCAAAAAATAATCCAAAGACCAGAAGGGCAGAGGTACAGCCCGGCTTCAATTGCTACAGCTTTAACTTCTGCAATAGCCAACACACCTAACTACGACTTTGGTTTGAATCCATGGCGTCAATAATGCAGGTTGGCTATGTAGCCAAGCCAGGAGAAGATGCATATAAAGCCTTTCCAACAACTGGAGCGCATCTTGATGTGCGTATTAAGGATAAAGATGGTAATTACATTAATCCTGAAACTTGGCGATCTGGCCTGCAACGCCTCAAGATCGGTAAAGCCCGTACCCCTCTTTACAAGCAAGAGGGGAGTAGCTGGATGACTCCTTACCAGATCACATCTGGATTCGGTCCGAGGAAGGCCCCCGCTCCTGGGGCCTCCACTGACCATAAAGGAATTGACTACGCCATTGCTGGCGGCGAACCACTGTTTTGGGAGGGGCCAGGAACATTTAAACCTGGAAGAGGTTATGGAACTATCATGACCCCCGAAGGTTATGAAGTTAGCTTGCTGCACACGGGGGGCGGTAAAGAAACTACTGTTGGCGGTCAACCACAGACTCAACAGATTGCTAAAGCCCCGCCACAGCAGCAGACTCCTGGCGGCGAACCGATTACCTACAACGCTTATATGCTCCAGAAAAAAGAAAAGCAGCCAAGCTCTCAGGACTTCCTTTCTAACTTCCTGGTGCAGCAACTTACTCAGCAGCCTGAGCAAACCGGGCTTCTCTCCCAAGATCAGATCTTTAAGGCATTGACGGCAGCAACAGCTACCTAATTATGCGCAGACTGGGAAGCTTTAATAAAATGGGTCCGAGGAAGTATTCAGCCGCTGACTGGACTCCCAAATCGGAAGGTCCCGCTGCA